GGGGTTTTTGCCGTGGTGGTACGTCAGGCGGCCGGAATGAAACCTCGTTCCCCAACGGGTCATTGTCATACTTGGCGTACCACGCGCCCCATAACAGAGGCACGTAAAACCCAGTGTGCCCATATTTATACATCAACTCCACTTCCCCTGGGCGAGGGAGGCGGTTCAACCATTCCCACTTGAATGAGGACCAGGGAATGTCCATTTCCCTGAGTAGTGATAAGTCATCCCGCGTCCCGGTTAGCTCAGGTATACGGTAATGCTGATGTATCCAGTCCCAATATTCTTCCAGTACGAAGCGCGCGGAGTCATTGTAATAGAAGACCATGTATGCCATGGCGGTACGGACCACCTCCCACTTCAGCGTATCCCTGTTTCTCTCCGGAACTAACATAAGCTCATACATGTCCTGCAGGGGGCGCGTCGGACGCACGCCCATGGGTGTTTGGAGGAAGTACATTGAAAGGAAGGATCCAGATTGTTTTTCAGCTGGATCCTCTGCGATATCCACCAAATCCTGAGACACATAACTCTTTTCCACGGAAATGCTCATCCCAAAGGAATCCCACGCTATCCGCGAAGCTGTGGCCAGGTCGTGCCTGCTAACAGTCTTTCCGTAAACGGCTATGATGGAATCATCTCCGAACGTCCAGATCTTGGCAGTTAACCCCATCTTATTGCAGATGTGACGGAGAACTATCCAATTGGCGTAACTACCGGCAATCGAAGTCCAGGGATCGCCAGACGCGACCCCTCTCTTCTTCCGATAAGTATCACCAACTGGCATCGCAATTCGAGTTCTAATTAGATTGTCACGCTGGCTCTCCCAGTATGCGGACGAGCCGGGCGTAGGATCAAATTGGGATGAGATATAGTCCATCACCCTGTCTAATACGATGGCTGGAATGGATTGATCGAACCCGGAAAAATCTAGGAAGAAGTAGGATTGGGCGCCCGCGCACCAATCCTGAATCTGCTGGTAATTCTCCGAGAACGGCCCCATTCCGAGTAGCACACCCCCACGTGATTTATCCCTCCCACGAAGCTCATGCAGAAGAGGCGCGGACCCCAGGGTCCCCAAGAGGTGATGGGTCAGGTCTGGCATAACAATAAGTCTGCCCTCCTTTTTCCCTCCTGAGACTCTGTCGAGGGACATTCGTTTACCTCTTCCTGCAACGCCGCAAGGGGGGACCTCATAGGGTTCCCCTGTTTCTACCATCCTATTCAAGAAGATCGAGGCTTCCCGTAATGCGGGCATGAGGGCTGCGCGTTTCGTCTTGTACCCCAACTTCTTCCAGCGTATGCCGGGAGAGGTTTGCGAGGGAACAGTTATCTTTGATAGCGATCGAGATTCCAGCCACCCGGAGATTTTTGGACCCGGAGCCTCGACGTCACGTAGCTCATTTAAGAGCGCGGCGTACGCGACCCTCGACACCCCAGTTCCATCTGGCCCCTGGCTTCCAAAACCTGCGATGTGCTTCCAGAGCTGCGCCTCTGAAGGAGGTACAAATTCAGAATTAACGATGTCCACGCTAGGACCCTCAATGCCGGACAGTTCGGTTGTCCTCTGATCTAAAAACAACGCAAAAGGCTCAGAATTCTTAGTTTGTGGCATAACATACCTGTACCTCAAGGCTTGTGAGGTTCCAAGATAGTCCACTCCTATTACCGTCTTCGCCCTAGAATCATGACCAAGAAAGAAACTCCAATCCTTAACTCCCCTCCCGGATGCCTCCGACATCGTACTTGGATTATCCGCGATCCAATCGAGCACCACATCCTCATTACTCGGATCCAAGGCAGCGTCGCCGAACAACGAGACACCCGAGACTAAAAATTTAAATCATCCAAATCAACGCCGGAAACAATACCCTCATCCCGTAACGCCTCCTGGTTCTCCTCCAGACTAATGCCGTACGCCGCCAGGGCTAATTGGGCGGTCGCACGCTTCGGCTGGTAGCCCGAATCCAACCTCGCCAACTCCTCATCCCTCTCACCTAACAGCTGGTTAACGCGACGAGTCGCGATCCTAGCCTCCCGTATACGCGCCTGCTGATCCTCAATCAGCACCCGTAACTGGGCTTTATAACGGCCTGAAACCTCGTTAAAGGCCGGAGAACGTCGCAAAGCGACCACGTCTAGGAGCCGATTGAGATGGGCCTTATACTCCGATCCAGCTGACTTGAGTTTTTCAAGTGCCTGCGGAGATTTCTGCGCCAGACCCAATACATCGGACTCGACTATCCGGCGTCCAGTCACACTTGCCAATATGGCTGCGACGATCCTCACCGGGGTATCATGTGATGCGCGAAGTCTCGCAACCTTCGCGTAGTCCACTGTACCCGTCCAGTGGATCTCATGTCCGTCCTCGTCGTAAGCACTGATATCCGGTAGAACCGAAGATAACTGCCCACCAGGGGCGAGGCCAACCTCCCAGGGAATCCTCGTAACTCCCACTTTCCAATCCGGAGGGAACAAGTCCCTCTCCTCTGAAGGAGCCTCCACCACTCCCTTCTGGAGTAGGAAGGACCTGATGATGGCGAGCACAGCCCCAGCGGGGCGCGAGTATGCCTTGGCCGCGAGGGCCCCAGCCATCAGGGATGAAGTAACCTTACCCGGAACAGGTGGATCGGGAAGGCTCTGGGCGACCGACTCTCCATGGGAGGATGGAGCCGACTCGGGAACGGGAGGGGGGCCTGGAATGGCCGCGAGAGGTAAGGAACCTCCCGTTCCGGGGAATGTAGTCACTGAGCGTGACCTCTGCCCTTGTTCAGTTCTCACATTTGGGGCGGTGTGAGGACCGGGGCCCGGGGCAGGGGCGGGCGCCCTAGCTTCCGCTGGTACGCCGGAAATCT